GCGCCCTTGAGGCCGTATATACTAGCTACAACTCCGATAAAGAGACTCTGATACCAGAAGGGCATATTGCTGAACTTATCAAAGAATATATCTAGCTTCTGCTGTATGTTTGGATCATCACTAAATACGCTCCATATTAACAATAACACGGGCGCGCTCACGAGAATAAGAACAAATTCGTCCTTCCATCCTTTGTCATTTGACTCTCTTACGGCTGCCTGATACTCGATTTCACCATTAGCCATTTTCTGTGCATGCAACATTGCAGCATCTGACTCGAGCATTTTGCGCTGCTGTCTATTTTTCATAATGTGGGTGCCAGCGCCGATTGCTAGTTTGACTACGTCAAGTATCATGTGATTATAGAGTTATTCCTAAGATGATAATTACGATGACTACTGCACCGATAATTTTGGTTTTCTTGGAAGTGTTGTCCCACTTTTCCATTAACCATTCTTTTATTGATTGGATCATTTGCGTCTCCTCTTCTGTTTTATCCCAGCTTCGTTAAGTGCGATAGCTATGGCTTGCTTTCTATTCTTAACCTTTTTCTTACTTTTGCCAATGTTTAATTTACCTTTTTTAAATTCACGCATTACCTTACTGACTTTCTTTTGTTTTCTGTCAGTTGTTTTTGGTAATTGTTGTCTTGAAATTGCCATTACATTAATTGTTTTACTAAATATTCTGCCATATCTGGTGGGTAGCCTGCGAGCATGAAATCTTTATAACGTTGAGTTTTAATGGCATCACCCGAAAAAGGATCTCCCGGATCAACGGGCGCGGTTGTCAAAGGCGGTCTTTCATCTGCTCTGCCCCCTCTATCTGGAGGACTCTCTGGTGCCGGGCCAGCTTCGACCCCAAAAAAACCCGCTATGTTTTTAAGTGTGGTCAGGGCTTGAACTGGAGGAGGAGCTAATAAAAACCCTAGTGTTGGTGGAACCTTTTTAACAACCTTTGTAAAAAGATTTTTTAATCCACCACCTTCATCCGGATCAGTGTTGGGATCAGGACCAAAATTTTCTTGTCCATAATCAGGTTCACTTGCATCATCGCCTCCTGGTTGTGCTCCACCATCGTCACCTGAGGCAGGATCTTGACCATGATCCGCGCCTCCACCTTGAAAAGCTATTCTGCCTCCTTGAGCAGCCATCATTCGTCTTAAATATAAATTTAATAACGGGTTCATTCTTGTTCCACCATGGTTGCTTTCATTTGTTTTATGCCGTCTTTTGCAAGTGATACAGATGCTCTAAGTTTTGCATGATTGTCGTCTTGTTGCAGTTTATCTTCAGCAATTTGACGGTTAGAAACAAGTCTGAGAGCGTCCATTTCAGCTTTTGATTCGCCTTCCTCACGCTTTCTTTCCTCTTCTTTTGCTTTTAATTGTACTTCTTCGCTTTTTAGCTTCAATAGTGGGTCATTATCGATCTGATTAAGCACTTTTTTCTCTTCTTCTAGGTACTCTGCCATGATTTCAGCAATTAATTGTGCTTTTCTTGACTCCATTGTCTGTGTTAGCGATTGAATTCGTTGTTGCATGGCCATAAATTGTGGGTTTTGTGGGTTTGGAGGCCCCATTTGTTGCATTTGAACTGTAATTTGCTGTAATTCTTGCATTTCATCCTTAAATTCTAGTTGAACTTGCTCTTGACCCATCAAAGTTATGTGTTCTAGTATGTTTTTTTGTAATAAACCTAAAACTTGTGGGTTTGTTCTTGCTATCATCGTACCCATAAAACTTAAATGCGCATCCATGTGCGCTTTGTGGTCTTGTCCTGGGAATGCTTTGAACTCTGCTCCTGATAATGCCATCATGTTTTCCATTGCAGGGTCCATTGGCTGTATGGGTTTTTTCTTTTTCAAGATTAAATCCACATCTTTTACACCCAACGCTTCGTACATATCGCGATACGCCTGATACATGTTGTGCATTTTTGGATTAGACATAGCAAGTTGCAGTTGTGTTTGTGCAACTGTAATTCTTTGTGTCTGTGAGAAGATGTTTGGATCTGCTACAGGTACAATATCAATCTTGTCGTCAAAGTCTGTTTGTTTAATTTGTCTTGCGCCACCGATTACATCGTATGGATAAACAGGTGGCATGTATGTTTTGAATGTTTGTGCAAGCAACATAAACTCACATTTCATCGCTTGATATAATCTTTTGTGTATTGCAGACATAACCCGCGATCCACGTTCCAATAATGCAACAGTCGTGCCGACTGCTGCGCTTTGATTGCCATCACCGACTTGCATATCAGCAATCGATGCAAATCTTTGTCCTGCTCCAACAACAACGTCCATGAGTTGGAGTAATGTTTGGTTTGGACCTTTAAACGGTAACGGCATGAAAGCGTCACTGAGGTTTCCTCCAGGGGCATCAACGTCACGGAACTCGCCCGGCTGCAACGGTTGAGCTTCGTCACGAACTCTGATGCCTCGCATCTTGAATCCGGCTGGTAAGTTTGACAAGGTGCCGGCGTCCAGTAATTGTCTAAGTGCTGCAGTTGCAGTTCTAGACAATCCGCCGATCATGTGGATTAGGCCAAATCCGTAGAAGCCTAGTCCTGGTAGGAATTTGAAATGCACAAAGAAATCTCTTCTTTTTTTTCTTGGATCTTGTGCGTCGAAGTTTCTTCGAATAGCAAGCACGGTCCCCGTTCCTTCATCAACGGTCACGATGTATGGCAACTTCAGCCCTGTTGGCTCGCCGTCTGCACCGATGTCGTTGAAGCCATCTAGATCTAAATCGCAATGTGCTTCGAGGAGCGTGTATATTTCATCTTGGCTCGTTGACGAACCGCTGATGTTATCTTTTTTCTCTTTGACGTCTGATGGGTTGTACAAGCTGTCAACCAAGTCAACGTCTTTATAAAACCCTGACAGTTGATATTTCAAAACATCGTTGCCTGTCATTTTGATTGCATGAATAATAGACTCTGCATCATCGAGTGATGTTGCAGCGTATGGCACATACAAATCTTCTGCAGGGACGTATTTAGAGACACAACGATTGAGTATAGAATCAAAATAAACTTTTTTAAATGTAGAGCCTGATAATGGTAAATTAAATAACATCTGGTCAAACTCTGGTTCGTATTCTTTCATCTCAACCATAAGTTGATAATTCATAAATTCTTTGACACGTTCTGATTGGTCTTCTTTTTCTTGATTGATCTTACCAATGATCTGTGTTCTTACCGGTCCTGATGCTGGTAATAATTCTTTGTATGCGAGTGCTTGAAACTGTGTAACAGCTTCAGCCAATACTGGGTGTGTTGCACCCGATGCACCTTGAAATGGCTCTGATCTGTTCTCGTATTTAAATCCTAACAGATCGAGTCCTTTGACGTATGTGTCTTCCCACTCTGATCTTGATGATTTGTAATCAGAGTAGCTATCCAAAACTTGTGAGCCAACTTCTTTTAAAACATCGTCGTCTAAAAACTCTGCTAAGTTTTCTTCGTGGTTCTGTCCACCTTGTGGAACAATAGCGCGTGGGTCAAAATTTATTTCTGCCCCACCATCTTCTGTTCTTGTGATTTCTACTGGCTCTTGTGACTGCTGTGCCAGTTGTTCTTGTAGTTGTTCAAGTTCTTCTTTTTTACTTGGCACCGTGGCCGTTGTTCTAACATTAGGTAATGATTTTTCGATTGCCATTATTTTGCCTTCCTTTTAAATAGTGATCCAACTCCACCGCCTTGTGAGAACATACCCATGCCCTCTGCTATAGCCATGTCAATATTTTCTTCCGGTATATCTTTTGGGTCAACCCCTAATTGATCAGCGAGTATGGCTCTAACTTTTTCTCTCTCTACCAGTTTTTGAAGTTTCATTTTGTTTCGTTCATCGTAGCCCAGTTTGCCTGGTAGATCTTCCATCTCTCTAATCGTTGGCTGTTTTGGATCTGTATCTTTTAATCTTTCTAAATCTGTTTTTGGATCTCTGATGACGCCTTTGATTTGTTTCTCATCACCTTTTCTCATCAACGACATCAACGCTTTCATGATGCCGCCACCAAGCTGCATTCCAACACGACCACCCATGGCTTTCTTATCTGGTTTTTTAAATGGTATAACTTTGTCGTCTTGAACTTCTTGCATCAAATCTGCAAGTCCTCCTGGTTTAGTCATCTTATCAATATTTTTAGGATCAGCCATTTTGTCCTCAAGAGCTTTGAGATCGGCTTGTCTTTGTTTGTTTATTTTTAGAGCCTCTTCAACCTCATCAGCTATGGACATGTCGGAACGTTTTTTTATACCCACATCAGTTTTGCCTAAGTCTTTATAAGTTGATGGAGCTTCTTTTATTTGTCCTTTTTCTATGCCTTTTCTAATTAAATCAAAAGCTGACTCTTCTTTATCCGTTGAAAACTTTGTAAACTCCAAAGCATCGCGATCCGGGATTCTTGTATCTTTTGTTTCAAATATATTTTTATAATCTCTTGCTTTTGCAATATCCTCTATTTTCTTTTTAACTTCTGGTGACAGCTCTACTCGATCAATAATATCTTCAAGAAGATCTAGTTTCATGCCCATTTTTTCTCTGGTATCAATGTACGCCTCTAACATTTCATCACTGTCTATTATTTTAGGACTACCTGGTGGATACGCCTCGTTAGCAGAATCAACCAACGCCTCTTTAGCCTCCTCTTTAGTGACCCCTGTTTTTTTAGCATACTCTTCAAGTTTTTTTGTAAGTGTGCTTTTTGGAGTAGGAGGGTCTTCGAATCGTTCAATGTCTTTTAATATTTTTTGTAATACAGGAATCTGATTGTCTATTTTTTCTGTGCCTTGCTCAACACGCTTTTGCATGTCAACCAACATATCTGTTATTTCAGCTTTCTGTACAACAGCCAATCTGCTGGGTAAAAGTTTATCAAGTATGCTTTTTATTAACGATTTAAATAATGTCATTAATAGTACGTCCTTTGTTGCTGTGGCAACTCTTCATCCTCGTAGTCGTCTGGGTGATCTATGAAGCCACCTTGTCTAAATCTCATTACGGCTTGAGTCATGCTATCCACTAAGTCATCGTGTTCACCAAGTGGGAATGCAGCGCACTCCTCTATAACCTCTTCAGCGAACTTTGTATCTGGTGCCCAGATTTGCCCTGCTTCGAAAAGCGGTGCAACAGAGTTCACTCTAGTATGTTTATCATTTCCTTTGCTCGGTGTAAAGTTAATAACAGGTATGCCCAGTTTGCGCATTTCATAGGTTAATGGCAATCCTGAAGCTTTGGCCTCAACAATCACCGTCTCCGGTTTCCAATAATCGTATTGTTCTTTTGCAATCCGTCTGAGTTCTGGAAACTCAAATCTGTCCTTGACAGCATCAACTAAAATAAGCTGCGGTCCGCTGTCCTCGTCTGGTTCAAAGACGCCCCATGTTGTAATAGCAGAATAATCCGATGTTTCTTTCTTCATGAACGCGGTATCGTAGGACTGTATAACATGCATCAACGGTGGCATTTCATCTTTTTCCCACACGTTCCACCACTCACGTTTGATAATAGCCGTCGCTTCAGACGTGGGGTTCTGTTGCCACTGAGCATTCCATTTGCCCGGTGACAGAGACGCTTTTACCTTAATTAGTTCTTCTTTTTTCCAAAATTCAGGCCACAGTGGTTCCCCCGATGGCATGATTGCCGGGAACTCAACCACTTCCCACTGGTCAGCCATTGTGTCTTTCGACTGTGATTGCAGTAACCTGCCCGTGATATCCTTCTTGGACCAGCGGGTCTGGACAATAATAATAGCGCCGCCCGGTTGCAAACGCTGACGCGGACCAGATGTGTACCACTCCCAAGCATTGTCATAAGCAGATGGCGACAACGCATCCTGCTCCGAATGCGGATCGTCAATGATAAGTAAATCTGCACCACGACCAGTCATTGCAGCGCCCACCCCGGCTGCAAAGTATTCCCCACCAGCGCTGGTCTCCCAACGACCTGCCGCTTGGCTATCCGCTTTAAGGTCCGTGTCTGGGAAGATCTCGTGATAGACTGGATCAGCGATAAGATCTCGAACCTTACGTCCAAATCTTACAGCAAGTTCCGTGTTCATGGTAGCCTGAATGATCTTGAGCTTTGGATTACGGCCCAAAAACCAGCTAGGCATAAGATAAGAAGCAAACTCAGACTTGGAATGTCGCGGGGGCATGTTCACAATCAGGCGCTTCAGCTCGCCCCTTGCTATGCGCTCCAGCTTTTCCGCAATGATTTTATGGTGCCGCCCTTCAATAAATCCGTCATATACATGATGGACGTAGGGCATAAATTGCTCTTGGGCTTTTTCGCGGGTCTCCAGTCGCTTGCGCTGTTCTTCAAGCAGCAAGACTTCCTGTAACACCTCTTTGGGTAACGCATCAAGGTTCATGGCCCAACGATATTATATTCAAATGAATTTATCAATCAGTGTATTATATAACGTATACAGT